ATTGCCGCTACAGCGACCTCATACGCTCTCGGGTGCCCTGACTCCTGAGCGACTCTAAAGCGCCTCTGACCGCCTCCTGACCCTGATCTATGAGGCTGTATAGTTCGCCTCTGGTATATTCATAATCCTTCTGGCGGTCATTCTGGTTGCTCTCACGCTCCTTCTTGACAGGTTTTGGTTCTTCAACAACCTCAGCGCTGATATTCAAAATATTTTCCATATTCTCTTCAAGGCTCATAATAATTCAATACCTTCGTTGAAACCAAAATCATCATCTGCTGTTAATAAAGCATCATCTGCTGCATCAATATCACCATCACCATCTATATCTTCTAGTGCTTTTGGTGTATAAGTTCTCTCAATCGTTCTTCTACTTACATTAAGATCACCAATAGTCTCAATAATAGTTGCTTTCCTGATAATATCGGACTGACTATAAGGACCATAGAAGTAGGTCTTAGCAGTAAAATTCAGTGTATAAACGATAAAGCGACGCTGTAGAAAACTATCATCCCACTCATCTTCGTAACTAATGTTGTTTAGAACAACAGCAACATCTTTTTTCTCATCCATGTCTGGAATCATATTGATCGTGATTGAGAAAGATGGCTGAAAGTATGGTAGAATTTGCTCTACAATCTGTAGAGCATCATCTTGTGACTTAGCAATAACACCCAATTCAAAACTCATATTATAAGGAACAGGAACATACTGAACTTTTACTTCATTGCCATTATCAGCAATAATTGACTTATACTTTTGAATAGGTGAAGTCTTTCTGGCAGGATCGTAGTCAATACCAGTCATCTCAAAATAGAGACGTGGTAGAGTGATAGCTACTTTTCTTCCTACATCTGGGTTCTGTTCCAGACGAGTGAGAAACTTGTTCTTTGGACCATATGCCAAAGGAACTTTTTCTTCCTCAAGAACATCGCCTGTACTAGGATCTTTCTTTCTTAGTGTGATGTTGTTGAATAGAGTACCAAAAGCAATAATATTCTTTCTGGTGATCTCGTTATAAAAATGTGACCCTAGCATCAGATACTACCTGTATAATTTCCAAACTCGCCAAATGGATTTTTCTCAGTCCAATCAATAATTTCGTCAGCGGAATCTTCAATCTCTCTATTTTGATCGTAGTCGCTGTTGGTATTATTTAGAGTGTCAAATGTACCAACAACCCAGACGGCACCACTATCATCACCAACTAATGCTTCACCTTCGTCAAAGGATCCCGTCCTATTGATAACTTGGAGGATCCTTGACGTGTTATCCCAAGACTTGACTTCGGCAGTTGTCGTGGTGTTCGACCCCGTAACTGTCTCCCCGATTGTAAAATCTCCAGTCCCACCCACAGAAAGAGTGAGAGCAATAGCAGAGCTGAATAACGTTTCAATATCGTCAATTTCTGCGATACCAGTAGAGATGTCGTCATTTCCGATCTCGTAAATTTCTGCGGTCATAATAAAGAATTGAATCTTACCAAACTGGTAGAATGGAGTTTCTCTTTCTACAAATTTGATTTCATACAAATCTTTTGTTAGTGGGAAGTAAAGAAGATCTCCTTCATTTGGTCTTCCAGCAACAGTTAGTGTTGGAGTGTATTGTGCTTCTGCTTCATCCCACCTTCTGCTAGACACAATAAATTTCACCTCGTCAGTAATACGAATACCAAACTTAGAAATGAATTCTGATGTCTCTCCAAAACCTTCTACATTCTGTAGAAGCATCTCCACCTGAAACTGATCCTGATACTTTGAGTAGATAACATCATCCAACGTATTATCTTTCAAGATAGTTCTTGGTAGATAATAGATATCTGTTCCGAACAGTTTAATCTGTTCGTCAGCAAGATCCTGAGCCAAGTTTTGCTCGCCAGGATGACCTTGATAGTAGGTAGGAAAATAAGGACTAGTAGGCATAGTTCTTAACCAATCATATCCATGGGCGGAATAGCATACTTACTGAGTACTTCGCTTTCTATAGTTGCAATCTCACCGATAGCATCCTCATACAATTGTCTGCCATTGAGAGTAATACCGCCTGGCAGTTGAACGTTATTGTATTTGATTAGGTTCTGTCCCCACTGCTTCTTCATAAGAGCAGTAGCATATTTTTTCACAAACATATCATTATACATCTCAGTAGCATCGTTAGGATCAATCAAACGATGAGCTTCAATTAGAAGATACTTACCTTCATTAAGAAAATCTTTATTAATGTCAAGATACAAACGATCACGACGCATTGTATATCTGAACTGTTGGAATGATCCATTGTTGAGAACCATATCTAGTGTTTCTAGATATTGTTTTGTCATATAATAATTTAAAATATCAAGAGATCCAAATGCATATAGATCATTGAGGAATAATTGATATTCAACACCAAATAAATTGGAACGAATTGAGTTACTGACTAATCCAAATACCTTTGTAATACCAACAACATGGTCTGGAATGGGAATATAATTTGTTGCCTCTTCCCAATCAGTTGTTCCAGAAGTTGTGGTAATTTTGCCAGCAAACCTTGCTGTATCTTCAGCATTCATATTGTGTCTAAGATAACAACGTTCCATACCGTTGTAGCAGTTCTCTTGGAAGAACTGAATAGTATCGTCAATAACATTGTTTACCTGTTCGTCATCAATATTGATTTGTAGAACAGGTTCTCCAAGCTGTCTCTTACAATATGTAATGAGTTCAGCTCGTGAACTTGGTTTTGCCATTAGACACAAAAAATCCCTTCTTACCTATTTAGGAAGAAGGGATTTGAGATTATTCTGCTGGTGCTTCTGCTTCTTCTGGTCCCTTCTCAAGAAGTCCTAGAGTTTCAAGACCACCTTGAAGTTTTAGTTTATATTCTTTTGCTTTAACAAGATTTTCTTCTAGTTCCGCAATTTGCTTCTCTGCTTGAGCAAGTTGATCTTCAAAGTTCTTTTTAAGTTGTTCAGTGTCCATGTCGCTAATAAAAAATGATGTGACGAATTATTTATAGAGTTTCTTGAAGTGCTGCTTCTTGATCTCTTTTAACAATCCATGGTGGGACAGGAGTATCTTTTCTATACTTTGCTGGATTTAAAAACTTATCTTTTTCAAGTAAAAGTTTCTCATCGTGTTGAGTTAGATAAGGTTGAATTGCTGATTGTGGAATCCAGGAAAGTACAATCTCTTCTGTAAGATCTTCAAAAGGTACAAAAGTTTCAATACCTTCTGTGGAAAATTCTATAGAGAAACCAGTAAATTCTGTAAACTTTTTCTCTTCAGTTACTTCAACATCCTCTTCAACAGGGGAAGGAATATCAAATGTTGGGACTTCAACTTCCTTCTCTACAACAATACCAACCTCAGTTTTTGGATATTCAAAGTAGACTACACCTTCTTCTTTTACCAAAGTTGCTTGTGGTGGAACTGGTGAGATACCTTCTGTATATTCAATCTCTTCAAATGTTTTCATTTCATTACCTACTTCAACTGGAAAACGAGTTTCCTTTCTTGTGTAAGTATGATCAAATGCTAATGATGAATTGATATAAAGCACAGCTTCATATACAACATTCTCATTATCTCCTACCAACCCAACTACATTTAAATTTGGAATTGTTAGTTCGTGCTGAACTTCCCCTGATGTGATAATCATTAGTCTCTTATCTTTTATATGTATTTATCATTTACTATTGGCGTATTGAAATGGAGACTCTGCGAAAGCGATGAAAATTTGAGTGACACCTGAACCATTATTATTATCTGATCTTAATTTAAAACCATTAGAAAGAAAATCAATATGTGTTGGAGCAGATTCCACTAAACTTAAATTGGGATATAATACTGGACTAATCCCATTAGTAGAACCACGAGAACTATCATACATTCTCCAGTTATCTGCTGCTGATGAAGATTTCAAAATAACAAATGCAGGTTTAAATCCACAATACACAAAAGGACCATCAGGGTCTCCATTACCAACATAACTTCCAAATTTACTATATCCTTCTATTTCTGCCCAACAGTAAGCGATATAATTATCATTTAATGCATTTTG